TGCGGGTCGGTCGGCTCGGTCGGCTCGGTCGGATCCGGCGGCTCGGGACGCGTCCCACCATGGGCGAGCCATCCCGCGATAATCGTCAGTATACTGACGATTATCCGCTCGGCCGCGCCCTCCGGCCGCCAGCCTGGCGCGCATCCGGCCCGTCCAGCCCCGTCCCGCCGACCTATACAACCGCAATCCCTGAACCCATGGTTGCAATCGGCAGTATTCCGCCATTCCCGTTGTCGCATAACGGTTATTATGACAAATCGCGCCGCCCACGCTCGCCTCGGGCGGGTTAGGCGCACCCCGCCGGGGTTCTGGGGCTCGGACTCCTCCACCTCCGAGACATTCCAGCAAATAGGGCTTGCTTTGTGTGTTGTCATCCCTCTAAAATCCCCCTCGTCGCATCGAGAAAGGACCCCCGAGAGATGGTCTCCCACATCCCCGACGACCGGCCCGCCGGCGACCGCATCGACCCCGACACCGGCCGCCCCTGGCGCTACACCCCCGGCCCTTCGACCGTGGAGTTCGGTGCCGGGACCTTGGGTGATGTTGCGCCGCCCGCCGGCACCGACCGTCTCCTCACCCGCCGCCGCGTCTTCCTCGAGGCTGTGCGCGCCGAGCTGCGGGCCCACGACATCGGTCCGGATAACATCCTCATCGCCGAGGGTGCCTGGGGTCGTTTCGAGGACCACCCCGAGTACGCCGCGGCCATGTCCCCCCCTGTGGCCCCCACCGCCCCCCCCCTCGCCGAGGCTATTGCGTTCATCCACGCCCTGACCCGCCCGCGGGACGAGGTTCTGGGGGCGCCCCCGACCCGTGACGTATTTTTCGGTACGGGTCCGGATGGAGCTGGTTAGCGAATGGCCCCCACCCCATGAAGAGCAAGCACCCCCACAAGAAGCGCCGCCCCCCGACCAAGCTCGCCCGTTCCGAGAACGAGCACGGTGTGCCGCGCGGCGCCGCCATCGCCGAGAGCGCCGGCGCCCGGCAGTATGATTCGCCACGCTCGACGAAGGCCGACAATATGACTCCCGCCACCGAGGCGGAATTCCTCGACGTCGCCACCGATCCTTTCATCTCGCTCCGTGCGGCGGCCGAGACCTGTGGCGTCGACCCTCTCACTGCCAGCCGCATGATCCAGCGCCTCAAGCGCCGCCGCAAGCCCTTGTACGACGAGCTGATCAAGGTCAAGGGTGCCGATCTGACGGCGATGATCGAGGATCGGATATGGCGCATCCTGCAGTTCATCGACGAGGGTGTCATGGCCGACGCCGGCCTCAAGGAGCTGACCGTGGCCCTGGGGACCTTGATCGACAAGCGTCAGCTTCTGAGCGGTGAGCCGACGCAGATCATATCGGTTCACGAGCGCAAGGACATGGGCGATCTGCTGGGGATATTACTGCGCGAGGCCGAGCGTCGGCAGATACCGATCCCGCCGGTGATCGACCTGGAGCCCGTCTCGTCCGTTGGGAGAGACAAATGAAAATGATCGCTTGGCAGAAACAAATTCGAGACCGCCGAGCCCGAGAAAACGCGGATGCCGATCTGTTTGGTCAATGGTGGGCAGGCATCGACAAGTCGATTGAAGCGGCCGACGTTCGCCCAATAGACATACCTACGGCCAGGTCTGTCATTCTAGATTATGAGTGGCTTGGCACGATGCCTGCTGTCCTTTGGCACTGCTTCGGAATATATTTCCAAGGTCATCTTGGAGGAGTGGTTTGCTATGGCCCCGAATATTCAGAAAATCTAGGTGTCTGGGACAAATATGAGTTCACCGGAAAACTGATTCTGTTGTCTCGCGGCGCCTGCGTGCATTGGGCGCCTCAACACAGCGCCAGCGCACTTATCCGGCGTTCTATGCGGCTGTTGCCGGGAAAGTATGAGGTAGTAACCGCAACCGTTGACGCCGAAGCAGGCGAAGTGGGCACGATCTATCAGGCATGTGGTTTTTTCTATGTTGGGCAAATGGCAAAAAACAATGCCAGACAGCCCCGGAAGGCATTGATGTTGCCCGGCGGTCAGATCGTACCAGAACGCCGAGCACGGCAACAATTTGGGTCAGTTAAGCAAGCCTGTGAGGCTATCCCCGGCGCCAGTCGCGTCTTTTTGGAATATAAAGAGAGGTACTTTGCCTTTCGCGGCAGCCGGGGCGCCCGCAGAAACAACTATGCGCGGATAGCGCATCTCATCGCGGCCTTTCCAAAACGCGCGGCCCGTCCAGATGACGAGTCACTTCCAAGTGATGTGAGCCAAGTGAGACCCTTGGGGGCCGCTCCAAATTTCTCCGTTGAGGGAGACATCTGAAATGCCCCTTGTTCACATCTACGATGAATGCTTGGAAAAGGGGTGCGCGCACGCCGAGATCGATCGGCTGCGGGGGCTCATAGAAAACTGGTACGAGCGGCTGACAGATGGGCGGCGGCGAATGGACGAAAGCGAAATAGAGCAATGGACTGACGAAGCCCGGGAAGTGCTCGGCATAGCGTCCCCTTCACCGGAACCGGCCGAGGACGGCAGCACGCCATGAGCGGCATCGGCACAGGAACCGCTAATATGTACGCCGCCGCTGGTTTTCGCGCTCGCGCCGCTTCACTTGTCGTCGCGTTGGAAATCTCACGACGTATGGGAATTCGAGACAGCGCCGGCCGGTTAGCTCAATGGCAGAGTATCGGGATTTGGCCCCGAGGACAGGGGTTCGATCCCTCTACCGGCTGCCAAAACTGAGGAGGATCGAGAGCGCCATGCAGGAAGTCACCCAAGATCGCGCACTTGAAATCCTCGGAGATTATGTGCGCGGGTGCGGAAGCCAGAAGAAGGCCGCGAAGTTGATCGGGATCAGCGAATCATATCTGAGCGACGTGCTCGGCAGCCGCCGTGATCCCGCACCCGTTCTGTCTCGGATCGGCATTGAGCGAGTGGTCCGGTTCTGCGTGCCTAAACGAGTTGGATCAGAGTCGAGATAGGGAGGCCCCAGATGAACTTGAAAGAAGAGCACAAGAAGATCATCCGACATGCGCTCGGTGCCTGCACCGTCACGGCAACGACAAAGCGTGACTATTATTGCACGACGGTCGGCGATCCCATCGCAGAGGGGATGGTGTCGATGGGGCTGATGAGACGCGGCGGCATCATCAATGGCGGTCGAGATCAGTATTACTTGGCCACGGCCGAAGGCGCGGCGGCGGTCGGGCTGACCCTGCCAGAGTGAAAAGAATCGAGGAATATCTGAGGCATGGCACGACTGGATAAACAATTTGAGAGTGAGAAGGTCGACTGGCAGACGCCGGACGACGTTTTTGTGCCGCTCGAAGCCGAGTTTGGGTTTACTCTGGACGCCGCCGCCAGTGAGGACAACTCCAAGTGCGCTGACTACATCGGCGAGGCCGAGGATGGCCTGACAACGCCGTGGCGCGGGATCGTCTGGTGCAATCCGCCGTATGGTAGAGGCTTGGGAGCGTGGGCCAGAAAAGCCGCCGCCGAGACGTTTCGTGGCGTCACGAGCGTCCTTCTCATTCCTGCCCGCACCAACACCAAATGGTTCCACCAATACTGCCTCGGCTACGGCGAGGTGCGATTCATCAAAGGTCGGCCGAAGTTTGGCGGCGCGTCGGAGGGGCTGCCCTGGCCCCTCTGCGTGGTCGTTTTTCGCGGCAAGCCGGCCGTCTCATAATAGAGGCTCAAAGCACCATGGACAACGTCGTCGAATTTCCGACCCTCGGCTCTCGGGTCCGAGACGAGCGCCTGGCTTGGGGGTGGACGCTGGGAGAAGTAGGGGAGAAATGCGGCCTCTCGAAAAGCCATATATGGGAGATCGAGCACGACCGCACCGACCCGCGCGCCTCGACGGTCGTGAAGCTCGCGGACGGCCTCAAGGTCAGCGTCTCGAAGCTGCTGACCGGGAAGGATGATGGCTACGATCGAGGCTACCGAGCGGCGCTGGCGGAGGCGAGGCGACGCCTACAGCGGCCGTCTCACTAGGAGCCCTAAAATGCGCCTCGCCCTCCTCGCCTCGGTCATGCACACCGGAACAACCTTCGTGCAGCGCTTCGTCGAGGGCTGCCCCGGCGAGGCCCGCGTCCTCTCGCTCTCCGCCCTCCGCAAGAACCCCCACACCCTCCGCGATTCCTTCACTGGCCGCGAGGGTCTGCTGCCCGGCCGCGTCCATCTCGTCAAGGCGCACGCCCATCTCCGCTACATCGAGCAGCTCCGGGCCTGGGCGGCGCTGGTGCCGACGGTGGTGCCGCTGCGTGATCCGCTCCTGTCGGTGATCAGCCGCAAGGCCAGGACCCCCGGCGAGGACGCGCTGGATACCGTCGAGCAGTGGATCAGGCTCGCGACCGATCTCGACAGTCTGCCGCGCCGGCCCTATTATCTGCCGGTGGATTTGCTCAGCCATAGGCCGCACGGCCAGAGGTACATCGCCCTCGAGGCTGTGGCGCGGATGGTCTTGGGGCTGAACGAGGCCGATGTGCCGTCCGAGATGATCGCCTATGTCGGCGAGGAGGCCAGCGCCTGGCAACCGCAGAACCCGACCGCCCAGACCCATCTCCACGACGCCTATGACGACCGCGACCGCCCCTACCTGGCCTCCCGTCTCGGTCCGGAGATGGCGGCGCTGGAGCGGAACCGGCCGGTCTTCGGGCCGATGCTCGAGCGGGAGGGGTATGAGCTTTGGTGGTGAGATGCTGACCCCCGGCATCGCCCCCACCCTCGACGCGGCCGAGATCGCGAAGCTGTCGAACGAGGAGCTCCGCGCCCTCACCGTCGGCCTGGTGGAGAAGCTCGACGCCGATTCGAAGGAGTGGCAGCTCCGCTATTACGAGCCGGCCTCGCCGCGCGCTTTCCGCGTCCACGAGACCACCGCGAAGAAGGTCGGGGTCTCGGGGGGCAACGGATGCCTGCCCCTTCATGCGCCTATCTTGATGGCGAATGGCGAGTGGCGCGAACTCGGGGATATCGAGGTCGGGGACCAGGTTATCGCCGTCGACCCTGAGACAGGCACCGCCAACCCTGCGCCGGTGACTGGGGCTTGGCGTTCGGGGATCAAGCCGGTCTATTGGGTGAAATTCAGTGACGGTGGCTCTTTCCAGGCGACGGCCGAACATATGGTGCCGCTCTACCTTGGCTCTGGCCGGAAGACGACGAAGGGGCATCCGAAGAAGCCACTGAAGCGTCGGCTCGGAGATTACATCGAGCCGATCATGCGTCGCGGAGGGGCCAATCCATCGAAGCGAATCAGCGCCATCTCCGCCAAAGATATTCAGTTCGTCGGTGGCGGCGAGCTTCCTCTCGATCCTTATCTCATGGGCGCTCTGCTCGGCGATGGTGGCATGAGCGCGAAGTCGTTGAAATTCTCCAATGCCGACGAAGCCGTGCTCGATCGCGTTCGGGCGCATGTGGAGGCGATGGGTCTGCGGCTGGTCAAGTATCAGGGTTACGATTATGGCATCTCCGGCACGCCTGGCGTCCGTCCTCACCCGGCGATCGACGCACTGCGGAAACTGGGTCTCTGGGGAAAGACCTCACATCACAAATTCATCCCGCCGATATATCTGGCCGCGCCACGGGCGGACCGGATGGAGCTCTTGGCTGGCCTGATCGATACGGACGGGACCGTTGATTGGTACATGACCGTCTCACCGCGCCTCGCCACAGACGTTGTCACCCTGGTCAGAAGTCTCGGCGGCAAGGCGACTTTGAAAAAGCGTCGGCAGTTGGTGCAGAACGGCTCAATCTGTGAATCCTGGGCTATCTATATTCGGTTGAACGACCGCATCCCGCTTTCGGTTCCGAGAAAACAGGTGGCGGGTCATTCTCGGACGATCGACTATACCCGCCGCGTTTGCCGCTCGGCCGAGCTGGTCGGATTTTCGGAGTGCGGGGATATCGAGGTCGGTCATCCCGGCCATTGCTACATCACTGGCGACTGGGTCGTCGTCTCCAATTCCTCGAAGACCGAGAGCTGTATCGTCGACATTATATCTCTCGCCACCGGTGTCTTCCCAACCTCCATCGCCGACCTCCAGCGCCCTAAGTTCCGCGGCCCGGTGAACTGCCGCATCGTCGTCGAGAGCCTGACCAACACGCTCTACCCGATCATCCTGCCGAAGCTGCAATGGAACCGGTGGACCGGCATCGACGCGCCGGGCGGCGCCCGCGGGCACTGGGGCTGGGTGCCGCGTGCCTGTTTGATCGACGGCGACTGGGACCGCTCCTTCCTGGCCAAGACGCGCGAGCTCCGGGTCCTCTGCCGCGACCCCGACGACGTCCACCATGTCATCGGCGAGAGCGTCATCCAGTTCCTGTCCCACGACAACGAGCCCGAGGATTTCGCCTCCGGCGACTTCCACCATATCCTCCTCGACGAGCCGACGACGGCGCCGATCTACCGCGAGTGCGAGGCCCGGACGATGCGCGTCGGTGGTCGCATTCTCCTCGCCATGACCTGGCCCGACGACCCGGCGGCGCCGGTCGACTGGATTTACGACGAGCTCTACGAGCGCGGCCAGGGCACCGGCAAGGTCGAGGGCGTCGAGTGGATGGAGCTGCTGACGACCGAGAACCGGACCCTCGACCAGGATGCGATCCGGGCCCAGATGAAGCTGTGGAGCCAGGAGATGATCTCGGTCCGGATCGAGGGCAAGCCGATCCGCTTCGCCAATCTGGTCCACAAGGAGTTCACCGACGAGCCGCGCTGGTGGTGCTTTACTTGCAACGACGTCGTCGCCTCGATCGAGGTCCTGGCCTGCCCGACCTGCGGCGGCAGCGACCTGGAGGAATATTGCCACGTCGCCGACGTGCCGTTTCATGCTTCCTGGCCCTGCTACTGGCTCCTCGACCCGCACCCTCGGAAGCCGCACTTCTGCGCCTGGGTGATGGTCGACCCGAATGACGACCTCTACTGGATCGCCGAGGCCGAGGTCGACGGCGACGCCGACGACGTCCGTGAGAATAACGAGCGCATCGAGCGCGAACTCGGTCTCGTCAACGTCTGCCGCTGGCTCGGCGACCCTCGAATGCTCGGTTCTCCCACTCCCGACCGGGACCGGAACTGGCGCGATATATTCAATGAGGCCGGCGTGCCTGTGGAGAGCGCCGATCCGTCTGAGGTCGGCCGCCGAACACTCGACACCTACCTCCGTCCCGACCCGTACATGCGGCGGCCTCGGCTGATCTTCCACCCGCGCTGTATCGGCTCGATCCACCAGTTCAAGCGCTACTCCTGGGACGAGTTCAAGATCGCCCGCGACCGCGAGCCGAAGCAGAAGCCGCGCGACAAGCACGACGACTATCCGGCGCTTGGAAGATATCTGATGAATGATGCGCCGGAATTTGATAACCTGATGGGAGCGGCGGGCTCGTTGCGTCGCCCCGGCACCCGCAGAGGAGCCTACTAGATGGACGACACCGGTAAGCCGACGCCCGAGCAGGCCGACCCCAATCCCGAGCATCTACAGGAGCAGAAAGCTCCCGAGGGCAACGGCCACGACGGCCCGCAGCAGGCCGCTGACGACCACGCCCGCGCCGTCAACCAGCAGGTCAACGCGGTCTTCCAGCATCTCCGCAATGCCGACGACGTCGTCGTCAAGGTGATCGGCGGCTCGATGATCCACGGCCGCTTCTCGATGATCGTCGAGGGCCTCGTCATCCTCCAGGACGGGCGCGGCCTGCCGATCGTCATCCCGATCGCCAACGTCCTCTCGCTCGGCGCCGGTGCCATCATCAAGCCGACCGGGATCAAGCTGGGCTAGCGCATGGCCAACGGCGACCTCCCCGAATTCGACGGCGAGACCCGCATCCGCCGGCCGTCCAGCGGCCGTCTGCCGATAGAGCCGACACGCCGCCGCGAGATCGCCGACCGGGTCTGCCAGTTCTACACCGACGACATCGACGACCGCGCCGTCGAGACCGAGGCCCGGCTGCAGCGCTACGCCAAGTTCCGGGCCTGGACCGAGGGCAAGGATTGGCCATGGCCGAATGCCAGCGATATCGCCCTGACCGACATGATGCAGCATGCGATGCGGGTCCAGGACACGCTCCACAACGCCGTCATGTCGGCCCGCCCGCCGGTGACGGCGAAGGCGATGAACCGCGCCGACAAGGGTAAGGAGCGCTCGGTCGACGTCCTCGTCGACCACCAGGTCTTCGTCGAGCAGGGTCCCTCCGGCGAGGGTGAGAAGGCGATCGGCGAGCTGATCGAGCAGTTCGTCAACGACGGCGTCTTCACCGCCTTCATCCCCTGGGTCAAGGAATCCCGCGAGCTCGTCGATACCCGGATTTTCCCGCCGATCCCGGAGGGCATGCCGCCGCTGACATACTTCGGTCAGCTCGTCCCCCGCATCTTCGAGGGCGCCGCCTCGACGGTGCCGACCGGCGAGCAGGGCTGGAACTGGCGCGTGCGCCGGACCGAGGACAGCGCCGCCATCGCCGTCAAGTTCTTCACCCGTGACGACGACCGCGTCGAGATGTCGTTCGTCGAGGACGTGACCGTCTTCGACGGCCCAAAGCTGATCCCGAAGCCCTGGTCCGAGGTCTTGACGCCGCCACGGGTCGGCAACCTGCAGATACCGGGGCCGTCGAACCCGCGCGGCTCACCGCACGTCATTCTGATCGACCGGCCGACCCTCGACGAGCTCAAGCGCCTCGGCCGGAGCGGTGTCTACGAGTATTTCGGTGAGAAGGAGATCGCCGAGCTCAACCTCTCGACGCCCGACCGTAGCCGGAACGACGAGAAGGAGCGCCAGCTCGACGACATGCAGGGCCGCGCCGGCAACGAGTCGCCGACCGACGCCAAGGAGGACGACGACCAGCAGCGCTTCACGCGGCTGATGTGCTTCGATACCCATGACATCGACGGCGACGGCGTCGCCGAGGATGTCGTCTACATCGTCATCCTGGAGATCGACTGGCTGGTCCGGGCCCGGCGCCTGACCGAGCTCTACCCGTCGAACCCGCCGCGCCGGCCCTTCGCCGAGGCGCCGTTCCTGCCGATCGAGGGGCGCCGCGAGGGCATCAGCCTTCTGGAGATGATCGAGGGCATCCACGACGCGATGAAGACCAGCCTCGACCAGATGATCGACTACCAGACGATCACCAACGCGCCGATCTTCTTCTACCGCTCCCAGGCGGCGACCCGGAACGAGGTCATCCGCTTCGACCCCGGTGAGGGCTATCCGCTGGCCAATCCGAAGACCGACGTCGAGTTCCCGACCTGGCCCTCGAAGCAGGGCGCCGACACCCTCAATCTCCTGACAGTGCTGAACTCGATGGAGGAGCGGACGACGATGCAGTCCGATCTCTCCTTCGGCCGCGTGCCGCGCGGCGGTTCCTCGGCGCTCCGAACTGTGGGCGGCATGGCGCTCGTCTTCGGCCAGGGCGAGGCCCGGCCCGAGCGCATCATCCGCCGCTTCTTCCTCGGCCTGACCGAAATCTGGCACCAGTTCCACGAGCTCAACCAGAGCTTCCTGCCGAAGGAGAAGCAGATCGCGCTGCGCGGCCCGAAGTCGGACGACGAGGACCCCTACCTCGACATCACCGATATCCAGATGATCACCGGCCGAATGCGGTTCGACTTCTCGGTCAACGCCTTCAATTCGAGCCGCGCGGCCTTACAGCAATCGCTGCAGACCATAGGCGGCACCTATTTCAACGCCCTCTCGTTCCAGCTCGGCACCGCCGACGCGGCCGGCTTCTATCGCTGGCAGCGCGACTTCGGCGACGCCCTCGGCATCGACCCGGCGCAGTATCTGAAGGTGCCGGTGCCGGGCGCCGACCTGCCGCTGATCCTGGCCGAGGAGGCGATCCACCAGATTCTTCAGGGTGGGCGGCCCTCGGGCAGGCCCGGCGAGCCCGGTGGCGCGCAGCAGCACATGCGGCGCCTGCTCGCCTTCCAGCAGCAGGACGAGTTCGGCCTCCTCGGTCCGGATCAGCTCCAGCTCTTCGGCGAGTGGCTGCAGCAGGTCGCCCAGTTCGTCCAGGCCGAGCAGCAGCAGGCTCAGCTCGCCGCCGCGGCCGATCAGTTCGGCCGGCAAGAAGGCGGCGGCCAGCCCGGTCGCCCCGGTGGCCCGCCGCAAGGCCCCGCCGGAGAGCCCGCGGTCCAGGGTGGCGAGCTTCTCGACGAGAGCCTGCCGACCGCCGGCGGCGGCGCCAACACCGGAGAGCAGTGATGGCCTTCGACCGCCAGGACTGGCAAGACAGCCTCGCCGCCAAGCGCAAGGAGCGCGACGACAAGGCCCTCGCCAATATACAGCGCGAAATCCAGATGACGGCGAAGGCCGCGGTCGACGCCGAGGCCCTGACCGGCGACCCGCACTGGGATGTCTTCCTGCAGTATATCCAGGCCGCCATCGACGGTGCCGTCCTGGAGCGCGACGGCCTCGCCGCCACCCATATCCTCGATGTGGATGCCTCATGGGACGACGAGTCGATCCGGCACGCCCGCGCCCGCATGCTCTGTTGTAAGGAGCGGATCAGGGTTCTCGAGGCTATCCTGACGATCCCGGCCGATCTCAAGAGCAAGGCCGAGGAAGTCCTTTCGTTGGTGGAGCGGCTCGATGCCCCAGCCGCAGCCTGAGTACCACCAGTCGCCGGCGGCGCCCGAGAAGCCCGACGGCGTGCCGCCATATCTGGTCAAGAAGCTCGCCGCTTTCCTCACTCGTGGCGCAACCGGCAACTTCACTCTCAACATAAAGGACGGCAAGGTGGTCGGCGGTCGCCTCGAGGAGCTGTTGAAGCAAGCTTGACATAATCGGCTTCTCGCGTTTAGAGTTCCGCCCGCGACCTTGTTATACCCAGCTCGGGTCACTGTGCTCTCAGGCCCCGCCACACGGCGGGGCCTTTTTATTTTGGAGGCCATATGGCCGAGGCCGACAGCGCCACTCCCGACCAAGGTCCAAAAACCTACACCCGCGTCGAGCTCGCCGACATGGTCGACCGCGACCTGATGACGCAGGCGCAGGCCGACACCCTGATCGACGAGCAGACCGTGCGCCGCGCCGAGGAAGCCGGCCGCACCGCCGCGGTCGACGCCGCCGAGGGCTCCGCCCGAAACGCCCGCGTCTCCGAGGTCATCGACCGCTACGTCGCCATCGACGCCGATATCAACGTCGAGGGCAGCCCGTCGCGCACCAAGGTCGAGGCGGCCTACAAGGCCCTCGTCGCCGACGGCGCGCCCGAGACCACCCTGACCGAGAAGATCGCCCTGCAGCAGGTCTTCGGCCCGGTCGAGACCTTCGAGCAGCTCGGCGCCAACAGTGCCGGCGAGACCGAGCGCGAGACGCACCACGAGACCGGCGCCGGCGCCGGTGGCTCGGCCGGCACTCAGTCTCGTAGCGGCTCGGAAGAGGTCGCCACCGGCCTCACCGGCGCACCCGGCTACATGAGCGCCGACGAGAAAGCCTATTACGCCGATGCCATCCGCTCCGGCGCGGTGGCGAGCTGGGACGCCGCGCACAAGATGATGCAGCGCTCCCATGCCGGCCTGCGCCTGTCGCACGGCGCGACGGAGGCGGTACGTGCATCCGCTTAGGCACAACACGCGCCGGGCCGACCTCCTGGCCTCGGTCTACCAGGGCCGCCAGTCCGGCATCACGCCCGGCTCGAACATCTCCGACATGTGCGCGCTCGGCAAGCTCCTCTGCCTCTGCGAGGTCTGCAGCACTCGCTTCGACGGCGGCCGGCATCACGGCTACGCCCGCGCCACCCGACCGCCGCTGAACCAGATCGTCGTCGGCACCTGTGACGCCTGCAGGGAGCGGGCGGTCGACTGCCTCACCTTCAAACCCGAGGAAAACTGATGGACGTCTCATACATCCTGAGTGGACAGAAGCACCGCATGGTCACGTTCGCGATCGGCGAGACGATCGCCAGCGAGGGCATTCCTCTCACGGCTCCGGGCGACGGCGAGACCGGCGTCCACAACGTCACCACGACGCTGGCCGACTTCATGGTCGGACTGTCGATGGAGGCAGGCACCTACACCGCGGCGCAGCAGACGGACGGCTCGAATCCGCGTGTCACCGTCAAGACGATCGTCAACCCGGATGCGGTCTTCCGGATCAAGATCAGCGGTGGTGCGACCGAGAACACGGCGATGACGGTGCGCGACGTGACCACGGCCGCGGCCGATGGCCTGACCGTGACTACCGCCGACGATTGGACTAGCCCGGAGATGGACGAGGGTTCGCTCTGGGGCTTCGACGGCGCCAACGCCGGGCCGGGCAGCCTCCGCATCATCACCAGCACCACGACGGTCGCTGCGGTGGTGATCGTCGCCCTGCAAAACGACACCGTCGTCGGCGACAACTTCCTCTACGCGCCGATCGCGCCGGGCAACAACGCCAACAACACGGCGCATACGATCACCCTGACCACGGCCCTGACGCAGATGCGCCAGGACTCGGCAGTCGCCACCAACACCGCCGCTTTCAAGTGCCTGGCCGTGCTGGCGCGGGATACGTCGGAGAACGGTAGGAACGAGTCCTACATCGAGGCTGTCTCAGGGCATAACTTCTATTCGAGCGGCGTGACAATTTAAGGAGCGACACCCATGGGCGTCCCGCATCAGTCTGGGAATTTCGGCGATCTCCTCGACCCGAGGTTCCAGGAGATATACCACGAGCAGTATCCCATGCTGCCCGACATGGTTCCGTTGCTCTACAACACGGCGCCGAACAACGGTCGAAACGACATGCGGTTCAGCCAGGTCGGCGCTTTCGAGGACCTGACGCAGTTCGACGGCCAGGTCACGTTCGACAACGTGACTCAGGGATTCGATACGACCGCGACCGCGATCGAGTGGACCTCCGGGTTCCAGGTCGAAAGAGCACTGTTCGATGATGACCAGTACAACATCATGGATCAGCGGCCCCGCGGGCTCGCCAACGCGGTGGCGCGGACGCGCCAGAAGCACGGCGCTCGGGCCTTCAACAACTTCTTTACCTTCGACACCTTCTTCTTCAACAACTCCGAAGGTGTCGCGCTCGGCTCGAACAGCCACACGACGACGGCGCAGGATACCTCGACGGCGAGCGGCTTCGACAATCTGGTGACGACGGCGCTGTCGGCCACCGCGGTCGCCTCGGCCCGGATTCAGATGGTCGGCTTCCGCGACGACCGTGCCAATCGCATCTCGGTCGTTCCCGACGAGATTCTGATCCCGCCCGATCTCTACCAGACGGCGTTCGAGATCGTCGCCTCGATGGGCAAGGTCGACACCGCCAACAACAATCGCAACGTCCACGAAGGCGCGTACAAAATCATCGAGTGGAATTACCTCACCGACACCAACAACTGGTTCATGATGGACTCGTTGCTTCGCCGCGATGCGGTGATGTGGTGGCAGCGGACCGCCGACGAGTTCGCCTTCGTCGAGGACTTCGACACCCTCACCGGCAAGTGGCGTCTCTATACGCGCTATTCGCCGATCGTCATCGACTGGCGCTGGGGGCTCGGCGCGAGCGTCTCTTGAGGAGGCCCCGATGGCCCGACCGACCTTGAACTTCCCGTCGCGGACACGCTCGACCGCGGTCGACAAGGGCTTCCCGTCCCGGACCCGGAGCGCCGGCGTGAACTTCACGCGCGTCGAGAAGCCGAAGCCAGGCAAGAAGCTCGCCAACCGCAAGGGCCTGCCGCATGGCCGCTGAGAAGAAGGCCGCGCCGAAGAAGAAGCCGCTGCCGCCCGGCCGGCGGTGGCCTCTCGTGGCGACGGTGACGATCCAGACCTACCCGGCGGCGGGGAAATCGGTTCTGGGCGCCCTCGACAGGAAGCTCGCCGAGATTACCGCCGAAGTGCAGGATACCAGTGTGGAGATCAGCCTTGCCGAGTGACTTCTCAGAATTCGACATGAAGACCCGCGGTCGGGCGGTGAAGCCGCCGGCGACGGGCAAGCGCGGCTCCAAGGCCACCGAGAAGGCCGAGAGCACCGCGAATTGGCCCGGCCTGCCCGGCGGCAAGCAATCGCGCCCGCGCAACAACGGTGTGCCGCGGGGCAAGTTCCAACTGAAGCCTGAAGGACTCTGAGCCATGTCCGATATCTCCGCTTTCCCGTTCGGCGCCTCGAGCTTCGGATTCCCGATGGTCGGCGGCTGGGGCTTGCCCGTCATGGGTGGCGGCACCGCCGCCAACGGTCCGGCCAAGGTGTACTTCGTCGACCCCGCCAACGGGTCGAACAGCAACACGGGCCTTTCTCCGGACGAGGCGCTCGACACCGTCACCGCGGCATACGCGAAGACGGTCGACCTCACTGGCGACACGATCTATCTCCTGAACGACGGCAACACTTCGGGCACGTCTCGCGACAACGCGACGATCACCTGGTCGAAGGACAACGTCCATCTGGTCGGCATGTGCGCGCCGAGCCTGATGAGCCAGCGGGCCCGCATCTCGCCGGCCTCTACCGTGGGCTCGATCGTGACGCCGCAGATCACCGTCTCCGGTAATGGCTGCCTCTTCCAGAATATCTCGCTCTTCGAGGGCGACGATCAGGACGGCACCGCCTCGGTCTGCATCAATGTCACCGGCAATCGAAACGTCTTCAACAACGTCTCGATGATGAACATGGGCTCGGCCAACTCGGCCGACGAGGCGACCTCGGCCAACCTGCAGATCACCGGCGGCGAGGAGAACGTCTTCAACCGCTGCTACATCGGCCTCGACACCGTCGCCCGCTCGGCCGGCAACGCCAACGTCGAGCTGACCTCAGCCGCGGCCCGGAACGCTTTCTACAACTGCTTCTTCCCGATGCTCGCCGACGCCGCGACGCCGGTCTTCATCAAGATCGACGGCTCCGGCGATATGGATCGCTTCGTCTACTTCGACAACTGCATGTTCTACAATGCGATCGGCTCGACGGCGACGACGGTCAATGAGGTCGCGAGCGTCCACGCCTCGGCCGGCGGTCTCGTCCTCCTCCACAACTGCGCCAATGTGGGCGCGACGGAGTGGGAGACCACGGCCAGCGGCAACGTCTACATCTCCATGCCGACCCCGGACGGCGCCCAGCCCGCCGGCGGCACGATGGTTGTCTTCAGCACCTGAGATGGCAGAGCAGGTCAACGCATTCGTTCGTCTCGAAACCGCGCCGGAGGATACCCTCTTCCAGATGCCGCCGGCGGGGCGCGAGTTGCGCGAAGGCGACGAGTTCCAGTACACCGGCCCCGGCGGCTCGACCCGCTACAAGGTCGAGAGTGTGGATTACCGGATCGAGGAGGGGCCGGGAGGCACGCCTTCGGAAGCCCGGATGGTGTGGCGGTCGCCCGAGGTCTATTACGGCGTCAGCATCGTGATTTGAGGTAGGGAACATGACCACAGGCATCAATCTCGCCCCCCAGGACAATCCGGCCGACGCGACGCCGCTTCTGCGCCCGCCCCAGATCGAGGAGCGGATCGAGGAGCGAGGGCGCCTACAGACGCAGCTCGCTCCCGGCCTGCCGCGCCATCTCCAGCCGCAGAACCGCGGCCTCTTGCGTAAGCAACTGATGGCCGTGGAGGAGAGCCTCAAGAATTTCACGCCGCGCACCTATGCGCCGGGTGACGACCTCGACGCCGCCGTCGTCGAGGAGCGCAATCTCAGGAATGAGATCGTCGGCGAGATGCCGACCAAGGACGAGATGATGCGGAATCCGGCCGGCTCCGTCGACCGGCACATGCGCTGGGAGAAGAAGCACAAGAACAGCATCATGCGCTGGAAGCATCTCCGCCTCCGCCTGCATGCCTCCGATGTCGATTTCGGCCTCGACCGCGATGTGGCCAATCTCGAGGTCTATCGTCCCGAAGGCGGCTCCGGCGAGCTGCCGATGCACGGCACCACTGTCAGCCGGTCGAAGGACTACCACTTCGGCTCCGGCACGGGCACCGAGGTCGTCTTCCGCGACGACGAGATCGCCGCCATCGCCGACATCGCGCCGGAGGTCGTCGACCGGCTCGCCATCATGAGCAACTTCGAGCGCCAGCAGATTCGGAATATCCTCGACGGGAAACCTCCGATGGATGGCCTCGACTTGCCGGCCTCGGCTCCGGAGGAGCCTCCCTACCCTGCTCCGGAGGCCGAAGCTGCAGAGCCCGAGCCCGCGCAGCCGGCGTTCGCGGAACTCCGTGCAGAAGCAAAAGCGCTCGGCATCAATTCGTTCGGCAAGGGCAGGTCCGAGCTCGAGGCCGAGATCAGGGCGGCCGGCAAGGTCGAAGAGGAGTGATCGATGGCCTGGGGCAACCTACCCTTCAGCGTCGAGGAGAACTTCGAGCTCGGCACGCGCGGTAACTTCGACTCCGAGAGCGACACCGGCTCGCTCCTCGACTTCCCGCACTACGCGACCCTGGCCGCGTTCCCGGCCGGCGGCGTGCCGTACCGCGGCGCTTATTGCATGCGGATCGTCGCCGGCGACACCAACGATCACACCCTGACCGAGGGCGCCGTCAACGTCGCCGACAACAACAGTGGCTACATCCGCTTCGCCCTCTACATCGATGCCGCCTTCGCCGCGACTGCGAACGATATCTTCAATATCTTCGAATGGCAGAACGGCGGCGTCGTCGAGCATTCGATCAGCCTGCAGATCACCGCCTCCGACAATCTCGTCGAGATCGGCATGGGCGACGGCACCGAGGCGAGCGTCTTCTCTTCGCCGCTCTCCAAGGGCGTCTGGCACATCGTCGAGAACCATCTCCTCGTCGACACCGGCGACGTCGGCACCTCGGAGCTCTGGATCGACGGCAAGTCCGTCGTCACGCTCGCGAGCCTCGACCATTCCGGCGCCATCACCGACGGCATTCTCGGCACCCAGAACACGCTCGCCACCACGACCGGCACGCTACTCTTCGACCAGTGGGCCTTCGACACCGCCCGCATCGGCGTGCCGCAGGACCGGTGGACGAACGAGGTTTTGATGACCCAGTCCGGCCATGCCTTCGTCGGGCCCGGCATCATCAACAACGTCTCGCTGATGGACGCCAATGCCACCGGCGACGTGGTCACGATCTACGACACCGACGACGCCAACACCATCGACCAGAGCAACATCGCCGCATCTCTCACCGCGACCGCGGCGAACGAACTCGTCGACCCGGCGGGCATGCCGGTCAGGGTCAAGCGCGGCGCCTACATCGAGAAGACCGCGGCGATCATCGGTGCCCTCGTCCAGGTCCGCGAGGCTGTGGCCTGGGGCTCGGACGGTGCCGTTCGAGGCTATGGCCAGCGGAGGAAGAACCGATGACGAATGGGATTCCGGAGCTTCAGGGTTTCGCCTGGGCCGGTCGTTTCATCGACCTTGCCAAGGACTCGAAGCGGGTCGGGGAGATCATCAAGGATTTCGAGAAGCGGCAGGCCAAGCTCGACGAGACCGTCGCCCTGGTCGGGAGGGCCAAGGAGATCGACGGCCTCCTGATCCAGGCCCGCGACGACCGCAAGATGGCGGGCGAGGAGCTGGCGGCGGCAAAGATCGCCGCGAGGCGGTCGAGCATGCGCTTGTCAGTATTCCCCACGCTCACTCGCAGAGACCAGTGAGCCTTCCCAACTCTGGCAAGGGTTATGCAGCCCTCGCCATCAACGATACCTGCAGCCCATGAGTGCGACAACGACACCGACGACATTTTCTGACCTCAAAGCCGATTTGCAGAATAGGGTTCGGGTCCAGACTGGCGTAACCGCGACCGAAAATCAAGCGGCCAGGTATATCAACATCGCCCTGCAAGACATGCACATCGGTCTCGACTACCGGGTGCCCTGGGCGGAGAACCGCGGCGTCGTCACGACGAACCAGAAATACACCACCGGCACTGTCGCGATCACGCAAGGCACGGCGGCGCTCGTCGGCACGAGCACGGCTTGGGCGACGGCGAACGCCTTCTCGATCAACAACGTCCGGACCTCCGGCAAGATCATCATCGCCGGCGACCCGACGATCTACAAGATCACCACCGTCACCGACGACACCAACATCGTCCTGGCGAATTCCTACGTCGGCAGCACCGTCACCGAGGCCAGCTACACTTATTTCGAGGACGAGTACACCCTCGACGCGGACTTCCTCCGTGTGGTCGACATCGACTTCTTCGACGAGAAGCGCCGCATCCGCCTCATGGACCGGCAGAAGGGGCGGCAGTGGTTCCCCTTCGACGCCACCACGCGCGAGCCCGAGGCGGCGTGGATATTCGACGACGACTTCGCCTCCTCGACGGCGCGGGTGAAGAAGATCAGGTTCTGGCTGCCGCCCGACACCTTCTACTCGATCCCCTACTGGTTCATCACCGACAAGCTCGTCGTCAGCGCCGCCGGCGCCGCCCAGGTCTCGCTCTCGGCCGACGCCGACGAGCCGATCGTGCCGCTCCGCTACCGCCATGTCCTCGTCTTCCACGCCCTCTATCACTGGTATCGCGACAAGAAGAACGACACCCGCTCCCAGGAGGCCAAGGCCGAGTATGTCGACCTGATGCTCCGGATCTCGAACGACTTCGACATCGGCGAGCGCCGGGCCCGCTTCGAGCCCACCGTCGGCCCCTACAAGACCCGCGCCCAACGTCCCTACCGCCGCGGCGCCGGTGGCCGCTTCGACGTCGGTGGCCGCTTCGACCGCGTCCTCGACCGGGGTAGGTGGTAATGGCCTCGCGCCGCGGCCTGATCCGACACGTCTTCGGCGGCGGCTGGGCCGAGGACTTCGGCCCCGAGGCCGATGTTGCGCTGCAGCAAGTCTCGCCGAATGCGTTCAACGCGGTGCTGCCGTTCCTGGTCGACGCCCAGGACGTCCTCTTCGGCCTCGACGGCTCGCCGACGATGGCGCCGGGCACGGCGAAGCTCAACTCCTCGGCGCTGGAGAGCCAGGCGCCGGTCCGCGCGATCCACGACTACTGGCGTCAGGGCGCCGCCGGCAGCCCGACGCAGAAGCGCGTCATCGCGATAAACGACCACATCTACAAGGACGACGCCGACGGCAGCTTCACGTCGCTCAAGAGCGGCCTCTCGACGACCGCCGTGACCCAGATGTCGACCTTCGACGATCTCCTGATCATCGCCAACGACGCCACCGCCGACGTGCCGATGAGCTGGGACCAGACCACATTTCAGAACCTCGCCGGCAGCCCGCCGAACTTCGCCTTCTCGGCCAAGCACAACAACGTCTTGTTCGCGGCCGGGGTGGCGGCGAGCCCCTCGACCCTCTTCTACTCGAAGAACGTCGACCCCGAGGACTGGACCGAGGGCGGCGGCACCACCGGCATCCTGATCGACCCCGACGACGGCGACGCGATCACCGCCATCATCAGCCACCGGAACGAGCTGATCGTCTTCAAGGGGCCGCACAAGGGCTCGATCCACCGCATCACAGGGACGTCCTCCTCGGACTTCGCCCGCAAGGGCCTGATCGAGGGCATCGGCGCGGTCGGCATGAACTCCGTCTTTCGCTTCGCCGGCGACGTCGGCTTCCTGTGGTCGGACGGCACCGTCCGCTCGCTCCGGGCGGTCGAGCAGTTCGGCGACTACCAGCCGGCGAACCTCAGCCTGCCGATCGACCGCTTCCTGAAGCGCTCGGCGAATCAGTCGGTGCTGAACCTGGCCCAGGCCGCGGTCGATACCGGCGACGGCGTCGTCTACATCAGTATCGCCCTCGACACGTCCTCGACCAACAACGTCATCCTGGCGATGGACTTCCGGTTCAGCCCCGTCCGCTGGTCGAAGCTGACCAGCTTCACCGCGATCTCGCTCGCTCGCGTCATCGACACCGCCGCCTCGAACGAGCCGATTATCTTCATCGGCGGCGACGACGGCTTCGTCAGGAAGTGGGGCCAGGCGACCCGAAGCATCGACGGCGACACGGCGCTCAACTTCAAGGTGACGACGCCGTTCCTGAGTTATTCGGACCCGCACATCGACAAGGCGCTGGAGGCTACCGGTGTCGGCCTCACGCCGAAGGCGAACGCCAACATCACCTTCGGCTGGGCCCGTGACGGCAACGCCCAGCAGACCGTGGCGATCGCGCAGGGTGGCTCGGACGTGCTCGGCGACGCCGATGCCAACGAGTTCACGCTGAATACCTCGACGCTGGGCGGCGGTCGCTTCGTCAACCGCTGGTCCGAGGCCGAGGAGGGCGGAGACTTCCGCTCGATCCAGTATCAGGTCACGTCGGCCGTCAACAATGTGGGCGTCGAGCTGCACAGCATCATGAGCGTCGTGTCGCCCGGTGGCGAGAATTTGGAGAACGACTGATGGCCGTAGCCGCTTTCAAGTCCTGGAGTTCCGGCGAGGTTTTGACCGCCGCCGACCTCAACTCCAGCTTCACCCAGGTCTTCGACAACGGCGAGGACTTGGGCTGGCCTGCAACCAAGGCCAAGGATCTGAACGGCAACGAGCTGATCCTCGACGCCGATGGCGATACCTCGATCACGGCTGACACCGACGACCAGATCGACATCAAGATCGCCGGCAACGACGACTTCAGGTTCACGGCGAATACGTTCGCCGTGAACGGCAACGAGCTGATCCTCGACGCCGATGGCGATACCTCGATCACCGCCGACACCGACGACCAGATCGATGTCAAGATCGCCGGCAATGACGACTTCAGGTTCACGGCGAATCAGATGCGGGCGGAGAGCGGGAGCGCGATCGTCCAGGTCGACGGGATCATGGCGATCGGCGCCTCCACGACGGATGCCAACATGACCCTCGGCCTGCTGATCGACCAGGCCGGTAACGACGACGCAGCCGTGGGCCTCAAGAGCAGCGATGTCGCGCACGGCATGACCACGCTCGCCGAGACCGACACCTATGGGACCCTGGGGAAACTGAACGCGACGTTGGGCGGCATGGAGATCGTCGGCTACGGCGAGGGCACCCAGGCGTTCCAGCTCCAGGGCCGGGTGACGACCGCCGACGAAGCCAAGAACAGCACCGCGAACGCTCCCTTCCAGATGCGGGCGGAGATCAAGTCCGGCACGTCGGCCGTCGTCATGGGCGCGAACGACAACATCATGCTCGTCACCGGCGGCGTGAACGGCGTCGTCTTTATCATCGACGCGGAAGGCGATCTGTTCGCCGACGGTGGCACGTCGACCACCAACATGGTGACGAAGTTCGACGCCTACGACGACGCATCGATTGTCGGCGACTTCAACGAATTCCTCGGCACCGGCGCCGCGCCCGACTTCGCCCGCATGGGTGAACTGGCGGGCCTCGGCCTGATCGGCCGCACCAGCGAGGAGGAGTGGGAGGCTGGCGTCCGGCCACTCTGGAGCATCACCAAGCTCGCACAGCTCCACAACGGTTGGATGGTGCAGGCGAGCGTCAGGGAGCGTATTCTCTGGGGTGTCCTGGCGTCGGTGGTCCCCGGCTTCAGGAACGCCGTCGAAGGCCTGGCACTCGGCCAGAATGTGGGCGCGATCCCACTTGAGCAGAGGTAGATTTAGATGGCTGAGCAACTCGACCTGACAACCCCGATCCCGGCGACACCGGGCATCGACAGCTACACCGTCCTCGGCTTGCACCTGAACTGGGCGCGGACGGCCGAGGATGCCAATATCAAAGCGATCTTGCTGGCCGACAACGGCGACCAAGACA